CGGTGGCCTCTCATGGATGTCCGAAACGGCAAACACCATTGTGCCAATCGGCTTTTTTAAGCTGACGTCAACCACAATGAAAAAGTCCAAAGACAAACGCCTCACTCATGAGGAGTTTATGGACTATTGGTTTGATTCTCTTAACCAAAGTTACCAGCATTGGGTTAATGTCGACTCTAAAAAAGTTGGCTGAAAAAAAAACTTGACGATGCACGGCCCACGGACTAGGGTTATGTATGCAAGAATCTCCATTCTGCTGTTGATTGACAATTACACCCTGTTCTGTTGCGATGACCAGAGCAGGGTGTAACTTTTGTAACACTTTTCAAACACAAAAAAGTTACGCTGTAACCCTTGCTGGATAAGGGGTTGCTTGCTGTGAAACTTATATATGTACAGATTTAACAAAAAAATATTTTTTTCATTTTTTTAAGGCGATTCAAATGATCAAAATGTTACACAGGCAATTTCTACAATAATAACATATATATACAAAAATAATTTTGTAACTTTTTTTGTAACATGTAACTTTTTTCCTATTGGTTGCCAAAATAGCTTTATTCATTTAGTTTTAGGATAGGAAGCTATATAAAGGGCTACAATGCAAGTCGTCAAAAAATCTAGAGGTAGACCTCGTAAAAGCATAGAAACTCCTCTGACGCCCAAACAAGAGAAGTTTGTGAAAGAGTTTGTTGCAAACGACGGTATGATTACAAAACGTCAAGCCGCTATAAATGCAGGCTATCCTGAAAAGTCTGCACATGTGAAAGCTTCTGAGCTTACTAATTCAAACATGCACCCAAATGTTGTAGCTGCTATAAAAGCATACAGGGCAGAGTTGGATGAAAAGTACGGCATTACTTTTGCCCGTCATGTCCGTGACATGCAGCGCATACGTGACCTGGCTATTGAAAATGGGGCATACTCTGCAGCCGTCCAAGCTGAATATCGTAGGGGGCAGGCTCAGGGAAATATTTACATTAATAAGTCTGAAATTAGACATGGGTCGATTGACAGCATGTCTCGTGAAGAAGTTGAAAAGGCTTTGCAGGAATTAAAAGACCAGCATGGACACGATATTATCAACATCACCCCAGAAGAAGAAAAATCTGGAGTCGAGCTTTTATCAGAAATTTCGGAAACATCAGAAGAAGTGTCGGCCTAATATCCGACTCACCCGTTTGGAGAGTTGGGCTTCTCTTGGTGTGCCTGATCTTGTCGTTTGTTCTGAATTGGGAAAATTTTATTTTGTAGAGTTAAAAACAACAAAGGGCTCTGCCGTCCGGTTATCTCCACACCAAGTGTCTTGGATGACTCAGCACAAACACGCCCCAACTTATATTTTTGTACACACAAAAAATGCAGACATTTTTGTCTATAACGGGGAACAAGCAATTGAGTTGGTGGACAGAGGATTGTTGTTAGAGCCCCAGTTTAAATTTTCTAATCCAATAAATTGGCAAGAATTTTTAGACTTGACATTTGTTGTATAAGACTTATCCTTTAGTCGTCAACAGTAACTAAAGGAGATGGGCATGACCTATTGGTATGCAACCCCAAAGCAGCGTAGCAGCGGCTTTTCTATTTATTCTAAAGCAAAGAAACTTTCTGATATTGGGCCTGCTTTAGCTCACACTCTTTCCGTATTTCCAGACAGTTTGAAAGATGGGGACATGATTCACGTTTGTAAAAAGAAACGTGAGGGCATGGAGCTGCATGGCATCTATAAATATTCTGATGGCGTTATCACAAAGCAAAATGATTTTATGACTTATATGCTGGGGGGCTTGCTATGAAAACAACACAGAAAATTCTTAAACCTCTTGAGCTATCCCCACAAGAAGCTAACGCATTAATGGTGATGATTGAGAATGAGATAGAAACCGTCTTTGATGATTTTGATCCCATAGCAGATTGGGAGTTCGCAGACTTGTACGCCTACAAGCTGTTGGCCTACAAAAAATATAAAGAATGGTATTTGAGGACTCACAATGTTTAGTTTTGAAGAAACACCTCATGTTTGTGAGGAGTGCGGCGGCAGTGATTGGGTTGCAAATAGGTTTTTTTGTAACAGCCGCAAACAATGGCATAACGATGACATTTCACAATGGTGTCATGATTGTGAGCGTGAAGTTTGCATAATGCCGAAAGATGTGGGCACTGACATGAACAGGCAGCAGTTTTTTGACTTACTTTGGCAAGCTGTTAAAAATACCAATGTCGATTTTTATGAGCTTAATGAACACAGGGCAGACGCAGTAGAGGCTGCTGAACAGGCCCGTGGTGAGTCTGTTTATGTTAAATTCACTGGAATTATAGAGAAGGAAAAAAAATGAAAAGTTTTAAAGTTATAGCAACAAAAGATGTGGGCTATGAGGCCATAGTCATTGCCGAAAGTGAAGAAAAAGCTTTTGAATTGGCAAAAATTAATCCTGATGAGTTTAATTGGAAGCGAACGGATGACGGGCACGACTTCACAATTGAAAGAACTATTGAGGCGAAAGAATTTCCCTATGAAGAAATCAGAGACCCTAATGGAGATTACTTCCTAACACTTAATGCAGCGTTCGCCAAAATAGCAGACAGACAAAACTTGTCTCCCGCAGACATGACAGGCGAATGGAAAGAAAGTGTTTTGAAACATATTTGGGCCGTCATTATTACCGACACAGAAGAGGGAGTTCATTGGACATTTACAGACCCCCGCCATTACGTGAATCGGGAAGGCTTCATTATCACAAAAGAAACCCGTCAGCATGATGATGAAGAGTACAACGAAGAAGTCGTTATGGAAACTGCCGCATGTTCTTGATCAAAATATATCACTGGCTTTTTTATCCGCAGGGCAAAGAGCCCTCAAAACCTTATAAAAGAAAAAAGCTTAAATGGCCTAAACTTTAAAAGATCCCCCGTCACATTTTGGCGGGGGAATTTTTTAAAATTTCTGTTTGACAGTATATAGGACAAAGCCTATAACAATAATAATTCAACTGTCATAATGGAGATTTAGACATGACACACGTTATTGAAAACGAAGGCAACACTTTACAAAACCTCATGCTAAAGGTGCAGGATCAGGCTGCTAGATCACAGGACTTTCTAGTGCCAACTGACCAAGCTTTTTATAAAACTGCAGAATTATTAGAGCCCCGTAAGTCTTCAATTATTTTGGAGGGTCAGGGCGGTGAGCCCACTAGACATTTATGGATCAATGATGTTGCTTTTGACCAGATAGCAGCCCGTGCTGGAATAGACGTGCGGACTGCTAGACGGCTGCAGTCTAGCTATCCTGAAGAATGGGACGGACTTGTGAATGCTATATGGCAAAATGAACCAGTGACCCGCATGATCCGGACGCACATGGACACCGAAACTTATGGGACTGCACGGGCTTTTGTTTCTGACAAGTTCAAGACTTTTGACAATGTGCACTTGATTGAAACTGTTTTGCCTGAGCTGATGGAATCAGACGCCCAGTGGAAAATCCAAAACGCAGACATTACAGAAAAAAGGCTTTATGCCCGATTCAAGTCTGAGACCATAATTGGCGAAGGCGCAAATGTTGGTGATGTTATGGCACTGGGAATCGGTATCAGTAATTCTGAGGTTGGTCAGGGCTCTATTCAAGTGTTTCAGATTAACTGGACACTGGCCTGCTTAAACGGAATGCAAACGCAAAACAGGTCGCGCAGCTCGCACATTACGTCAGCTCGCGGGGATGATGACACTTGGAGCATTCTTTCAGACGAAGCAAAAAATGCGGATAATGCGGCACTTGGCTTGAAGCTGCGCGACATTACCCGCAATTATGCCAGCCGCGAATCTTTCGACGCTGTACTGGAGCAGATGAAGGCAGCAGCAGGGGACGTGATTGAAGGGACCTACACGCAAGGCGCGGTTGAACAGCTTGGCAAAGTGCTTGCAATTCCTAAAAAGCAAACAAGCACAATTTTTGACGGGCTTTTAAATACGATCGGCCAGTCTGGATATGAGCAGGGCCAGCCGATAAGCCGCGCCACCCTCATGAACGCCGTGACAGCTTGCGCGAATAATGCTGAAGCTGATCACGTCGATGAATGGCAACGTCTGGGCGGGGATGTTTTAAACATGAGCCCCGCCAATTGGGCTAGCGTGAGTCGGGCCAGTATAGCAGCCTAACAGCAGCTTCAACATTAAGAAAAGCCCAGAGTCAGATCTGGGCTTTTTTTTTGACATAAAGCCCAATATGGGGTTAGTCTTATATTCATCAAAACAGTGCAATTAATGGAGATTCAAAAATGCACAAAATTACAAAATTCAAGCCGCTTTTTAAAGTCGCGGGCCGCAAGTTTTACGAACACCCAATACATGGGGATGACGTCGGGGTAATTATGGAATACGGCGGAAAATTTTGGCAGCTCGATCTGTACGATATACCGGACAAGCACGAAACCGCAGACATAGTGCACTTAATTCAGCGTCGAGTTTACACGGAGCTTGACTCATATGGTCGGAGAATTGAGCAATGTTAAAGACAGTGGAAATAAGCAGAGCTACAAAAACTAAGGGCTGCGCCGTGACATATAGGGCGGGTGACCAGTCTGTTTTTGACACTTGCCCAAAGAGCTGCAGCCTGAATCCAAGCGGTTGCGGTTCAGACATGCCTGATCTGGTTTATATGGATGCAGTTTTGAACGCTAAGCCCAGAGCGGGTGAATCTATGACTTACTCTCACTTTCACCCCAAATGGTATAAAGCCCTTTTGGGCCCAACCAAAACAGTGATCAATTTTTCTGCCGACACTTTCCAACAGGCCGTTCAGTGGATTAAACGGGGCCAGCCCGCCGTCTCTGTTGTGGACGAATCATTCTGGCGCGAGTCAAAATCATTTAGATCTTCAAAATATGACGGGACGACTCTTGTCAGATGCCCGCAGGAATATCTAGAAAATTTTAGCTGTATTGATTGCGGGGACGGAAAACCACTTTGTGCACGGGGCGATCGTGATTATCCGGTTATTTTTTCTGGGCATGGATCCGGCAAGCGAGCTGCTGGACAGCTCGAAGAGCAGGGCGGATGCTATGCGGCTTACCACAATGTCCGGAGACAATGGGAGAACACAAAAGACTCTGATCAGCAGCTTAGCGATTCGGAGCAGCTCGATCAGTTTATGGGCCAGCTTGGCCCGCGAGCTGTAATCCGTCATCACATTGCTGGAGATCTTGGCAGGTCTAAAAAGCCCAAATAAGCCCCACAATTAACGACTCCGGCCCGCTTATATGGCGGGCCTTTTTTTGTCTTTTGTTAAAAATAGGCCCATTTTAACGCGATTCTCGTCGAGCTCGTGATTAATTGTCGTATGTTTACACGCTGATCAGCCTGAAAATCGCAGTTTTTAGCCAGTTTTTGCGGTTTTTTGCTCAAAATCAATAAATTCATCGCGCTGCACCTCGATTTTTCCCGCCAGACGCACTTAATTGCCAAAAAATGCCAAAAATTGCTTGATTCTCGTCGAGCTCGTGATCGATCGGCGGGTGTTTATACATCGATCGGCTTGAAATTCGACTTTCCCGCGTCGGAATCCGAGGTGCAGCCGTGACATAAAAGCAGATAACTTGCCCAACGGGCCGAACTGGCGGAGCTGTAAACCTATCACTGGACGCCATGACCCGTGATCCGTGATCGATTGTTAGTGAATTGTGGGAGCTGCGCCACGGATCATGACACGCTGCATCTAGTTATTAACGATTGATCCAGTTTTATTGATCGGGGCCCGTGTAGACTTAATTTTTAACAAAAACAATGATTTACGGCCCGCGTCAAAAAATTGACGTCCAGGGGCGATCGCCAGAGGACGACGTAGTCCATGTTTTTCACAAACAATAGGTAAAAAAATGATATCATTATATAAAATATCGCATATAATGAAGGTAAAACCCTGCAAAGGAGGTGAGCATGTTTACTGTCTTATTGGTAGTGTGTATAGGACAAAACCCACAGTGCTTTAATATACGAGATGATTGGGGCCCCTACACGTCTCTAGAGCAATGTGGGCAAAGATTGGAACAATTAGCGTTGAACGTCGAGCAGAATTTTTCACCAGTTATCTTTTTTCAAAGAAAATGTATATTAAACGAAGAAGTTGAGACGAAAGAAAAGGCATGAGTGAAGACGCAAGAGATAGAGCGGTCAAACTTCAGTTAAGATTAGCTCAATTAGATAGGATAGATTCCTGTCGCAAGGATTTCCTGACCTTTGTTCGCGCCATGTGGCCTGAGTTCATAGCAGGTGAGCATCACAAAATCATCGCAGAGAAGTTCCAAAGGGTGGCTGATGGGTCCCTCAAGAGACTTATTATCAACATGGCCCCGCGACATACAAAGTCTGAGTTTGCGTCGAACTTTCTGCCTGCATGGTTTATAGGCCGCAATCCAAATATGAAAATAATACAGGCGACGCACACCACAGAGCTTGCCGTAGGCTTTGGTCGTAAGGTCAAAAACCTTTTGGACAGGGAAGATTACACAGAAATATTTCCTGAAGCCAAGCTTTCAGCCGACAGTAAAGCTTCTGGTCGTTGGGATACCGCCAGGGGCGGCACGTATTATGCGGTTGGCGTGGGATCAAACCTTGCGGGTCGCGGGGGAGACCTTGTTATCATTGACGACCCACATTCTGAGCAGACTGCGATGTCGAATAACGGGTTTGATGACGCTTGGGATTGGTATACTGGGGGCCCCCGACAGAGACTACAGCCGGGTGGGTCTATCATTCTGGTTATGACGCGGTGGTCTCAGAAGGATTTGACCGGGCAACTTATACGACAGATGAATAAAGACCCCAAAGCGGACCAGTGGGAGATAGTTGAGCTGCCTGCTTTGTTAGATGATGGGGACCCGACATGGCCTGAGTTTTGGTCAAAAGATGATTTAGAGAAGGTAAAAGCGTCCATTCCGCCCTCGAAATGGAACGCTCAGTACCAACAACGGCCCACGGGCGAGGAAAACGCTATTATACCACGAGAGTGGTGGCAAAGGTGGGAAAAAGAGGATGTGCCCAATCTTGAGTATGTAATACAGAGCTATGATACTGCGTTTTCAAAGAAGGAGACAGCGGATTTTTCTGCAATCACAACTTGGGGTGTCTTCAGGCCAGAGGAGGCTGGGGGCCCTAGAGGGTTAATTTTGTTAGACAGTAAGAAGGGGCGGTGGGATTTTCCTGAGTTAAAACAGGTAGCTTGGGATCAATACAACTTCTGGGAGCCAGAAACGGTGATAATTGAGGCGAAAGCTTCTGGTATGCCTTTAACGCATGAATTACGCAATATCGGCATTCCTGTTGTTAACTTCTCTCCATCACGGGGTAATGACAAGGTTTCAAGGGTACATGCGGTCTCGCCTTTGTTTGAGGCAGGCATGGTGTACGCCCCTGATGAAACCTTTGCCGATGAGCTTATTGAAGAAGTTGCAGCGTTTCCAAATGGAGAGTATGATGACCTTGTTGACAGCATGACCCAAGCGTTGATGCGTTATCGGCAAGGTAACTTTGTATCGCTGCCCACGGACGATTGGGACATAGACGAAGATAAGCATACTCAGGTCCGCGCATATTATGGCTGAATCAAAAATTTCTTTAGTACCGTCCCGAAGATACCCGGAAGGGTATGACCGTACAGGTGAGGGCATAGAAACCCTTAAAGGTCTTTTGGAAGGAATGGGGCCGGAACTTTTAGGCAGCTTTGCTGATATTGCAGGATTAGTAGGCAAAGGGGCTGCTTCTCTACCTCCAGTCACATCAAATATTTTGATGCTTCAACAAATGCAGGGGCTAGATAAAATAGCGGGCTCTGAGCTTTTAAGGGAGAAAACTTTTGGCAAAGCCCCTACAGAGTTACGCCAAAAAATGCGGGATGATGCACGTTTTGTGGGGGGTGCTCTAGGTTTGGGGGAGATAGCCACCGCTAAAGGAGCGGATCTTTTAAGTGACGGCATTGCAAGCTTTATAAAATATATGAAAAACAAAAATACTCCTGTCGCGGTCACACCTGACGGACAGATAGTTCCCGTACCACGGTCCCCGGATCAAGATTTGCCCGACACGTCAAGGACAGAAATGATGGGTGGCGAAGAGGCGGCTAGAGCTTTTCCTGAAATTACAAAATCAAGAGAATTAGCTGAAAAGTTATACAAGGCAAAAAAAGCTGACTTTGCAAACGAAGAAAATGTTTACTCTTTAGCGGATGATATTTTCAGAGAGACAAAAAAGCAAACAGGCTTTGGAACAGGGCCCTCCATTATATATAACGCAGACGGAAAACCAACCGTAACTTTTTACACTGAATTTGAAGCAGATCTTTCCGATATTAATTTTGGGACAGACGCCCCAACGGAAAGCATTGTCCATGACATGTACGACTTTTTTAATTATGAATCTTTGGATGGGGGGAATGTTATTTCTTATTTAGACAATAACATAAGCCTTCCGACAGAACCTGGCTTTGGAAAATTCTTTGACAGTCCTTTGTCAGAGCATTTGCCTTCTGACCACCCTATTATGCAGGCGTATGGGGATTTCATCAATCAATATCAACTTCGTATTTCTGAAACGACCCCAAATGGCGAATTAGGTCATTATAGTTCGTATGATAACCGCATTACAATAAGAGCAGATCAGCTTGATTCTAGTGACCCAGATCAATTTAGAAGCATTATGATCCACGAGTTACAGCATTTATTGCAAGACGTAGAGGGCTTACCTCAAGGGGGCATGGCTTTTACTCTGACTGATTATCAAAAAGTTTCTGATGAGTTTGTAAAACGCCTAGATGAAGTTGACCGGAACCTAAGAATTGGCCTTGATCAAGGAACCTACAGTATGGGCAACTTATCGCAGGCAAACCCCCAAAGCGAAAATGGTAGAATTTATCAAGCTTTAAACATGGCTCGTGATGATATTCTTTCGCAAAATAATATGCCCAATAACATGCGTTCTCGTGCGATGGTTTATCCAGGTCCCATGTACCAAGGGGCTAAATTAGATCCTAATAATCTCGCTATGCGTGAAGAAGTTTTGGCTCGCGCTAAAGAAATAATGGCTAATAGATATCAAGGCGCGATACAAAAACAACAAAAAGTAATGAAAGCTTTGGGCATTACTGAAGACTCTTATAGAAATTATTTAAGAATAATTGGGGAAAAGGTTGCTCGAAGCTCTGAGGAAAGGGAGAAGCTGTTTGCGGAAATTCGTGAATTGGAAAGTTCGCGACGAAAGGCTACTTCTCCTGCTGCATTAGAGAGAATAGATGGCCGACTATATGAGCTCAAAATGAGAGCTGCGACCGCTCCTATCGAAGTGTTTGCTCCAGGCGGCTTTGACATGCAGGACGTAATTAAAGAAGTCGGCCCTATGGGAGTTCAGTACCCAACAGGTAAAGGCGGCATTCAGGGCATGGTTCCAAAAATAAATGAAGCCGCTCGTCGCCGTAAAGTTGAGACTTGGCACGGGGCAGGAACTGATTTTGATAAGTTTGATCTTCACTATGTAAAGACAGGTGAAGGAGCAAACATGTTTGGTCATGGTATTTATCTTTCGGATCTTCGTCAGGTGGGCGAAACATACAAACGCAACGTAGGTTTTCGCAAAGAGTTAGACCCTTTTGCAGATGAAGACGATTTGAACATGGTTGTTGGACGGTTTAACACAGATCGTGTGACAGACCCTGACACAGGAAGACCAAAGCTTTTTGTTGAAGATAACGAAGAGTTCTCAAATTTGCTCGATGAATTGGTTTATGGCATTGGCGAGGACAATGTAAATACAAATTTAACCGGGGGCTTTACAGACTACGCTTTCGATGACGGTAAAACTTTACGTTTGAAAAACGCAGTTCACGTTGATGAGAAGACGGGTGTGGAGCGAGATGGTTTTGAGGTTATAGGTCTTGGACCTTCTGACGGTACGCTTATGCAAGTAGCTATGGACATTGATCCGCGTACCGAAATGATTGATTTCTATCGCTCAATGGAGGACCAGCACCCTGCTGTTCGTGAAAAGGTTTCAGCAATCGCTCGTAAGATTGGCGATGAGAAGTTGATTAAGGAGGTCGAACGGGGGCGGGCTGACGGTCAGGGAGTTCTGTTGTCCATTGCCAAATTCTATGGTGGTTCTAGTTTAGATGACCCGCGTATTTCTATTTTATTGAACAATAACGGCATAAAAGGAACGAAGTATTCAACCCGTGGTACGCGGTACGATAGGTTAGACCCCGGAGCAGACGATTATAATTACGTTGTTTTTGATGCGGCTACTTTAGATATTTTAAAGAAATACGGTTTTGCGGGGACCGTGGGCATTGGTACAGGGGCGGCGTTGACCGAAACGCGGCCCACGAACCAGCCACAGGAGTTTGCAAAAGGCGGTCATGTAAAAGCAGGAATAGCCAAGTTTATTCCTTTTATGCAGAAGGGGGGAGAAGTAGAATCTCGTGCTAATGAGTTTGCAGAAGCCGTAGAGAGTAATTTTCAAGCTAATTTATTACTTGATAATGCCTCCCCAGAGAAACTAATTGAAGAATTTGGAATAGAGGGGTATGCAGCTCTTCTTTATGCTGCGGGCCGTTCTCAAAAAGAAGGTGCGGACCCAAATCGTTCAAGTAATGTGTATTTTAATTTACTGGGAAACCCTGAAACAAAAGGTAAATTATTTGATTTATATGAAGATTCTGACATGTTTGCCCCTCCTGCAACTGCAGAGGACCATCCTTTGCTTGCTTTAGATGTTTTAAGAGAAAGAAATATTCCTCTAAAAGCGACAGAAGGTGCGGGTCCGTCTCAAGCTCTTTTAAATAGGCGACACACAAAAAAGACTTCTGAAAGGGAATTAAGCAAAAATATTAGGAAGGTGAAACGAGGCGAAATGGATATTGAAGATGTTTTTACTAACATATTTAAATATGCGGGGCCTCAAATAGGAATGGCAAAAGGCGGCCCAGTTAAGGCTGGTATCGCAGAATTTATCAAACATATGCAATAATGGAGGGATATGCTATGATAGAAGAAGAGTTTGACGAAGAAGTAGTCATGTTGAAAGCGGACGGGTTTGATGAGGCCATCATTGGATCTGCTGAAAGATGTGGACTTCCCGTGATGATTGCTTACGATTGGGATAAATGTGTGGATATATTGCGGAAACGAGACGGCATGTCTTTGACAGAGGCGATAGAGTTCATGGATTTTAATGTGACAGGCGCATACATGGGCGAGGGAACACCTGTCTTTATAAAGGGTATGAGCCCGCGTTGCGGATGTGAGGTTGTAAATGGTTAGACCCCCTATTTCTTTGGTAGAGAATCAAAATCCACAGATAGATCAAGAAGAGTTGATGGCAGAGGTGGAGATTGAAGCCCCTGGCAGTCTTGAAATGCCTATTGAAAGTGAGTTTGACATACAAATATCGGAGGATGGTGGGGCCATTGTAGATTTTGAACCGTCTACAGACATGCCTGACAATGGTTTTTACGCCAATTTAGCAGAGGATTTGGACGACAGAACGCTTGGGGCGGTTGCAAGTGAGCTTACAAGTGACTTTGACGCTAACAAAGCTAGCAGACAGGAATGGGAAGATGCTTATGCAAACGGTTTGGAATTATTGGGATTCAATTATTCAGAAAGATCGGAGCCTTTCAGAGGTGCGTCAGGCGTCACGCATCCGTTGCTGGCTGAAGCGGCGGTGCAGTTCCAAGCTCAGGCGTTCAATGAGCTGCTGCCAGCGGGTGGACCCGTGCGTACTGCTATTGTCGGGTCAGCAGACGCAGCAAAGTCTGACCAAGCTCAGCGTGTAAAGGACTTTATGAACTTTTACATCACGAATGTGATGGAGGAGTACACCCCTGAGTTTGACCAAATGCTGTTTTACTTACCTTTAGCGGGGAGTACCTTTAAGAAAGTCTACTATGACGAGGGTATCGACAGAGCTGTAAGCAAATTTATAGCTGCAGAGCATCTAGTAGTGCCTTATGAAACCGCTGATTTAGAAACTTGCCCCAATATCACGCATGTCGTGCGTATGAGCTTGAACGAATTGCGTAAAAAGCAGATTGGGGGCTTTTACAGGGACATACCTGTGTTGCCGCAACAGGCGGTGGATGACGATTTGGGCTCTGAACTCGATCGTATTACCGGAATTGAGCCGTCATCTGTGGACTATGACTGCACCTTGCTGGAATGTCACGTCGATTTGGACCTTGAGGGGTATGAAGACAAGGGTCAGGACGGCGAACCAACAGGAATCAAGCTGCCATACATCGTAACTATCTCTCAGGACAACGGTCAGGTACTGTCCATTCGCAGAAACTACCGCGAAAATGACCCAAATATGGAGAAAATCCAGTATTTTGTGCATTATAAGTTCCTTCCAGGCTTTGGTTTCTATGGATTGGGGCTTATTCACACTATTGGCGGTCTTTCAAGGACAGCGACTGCAGCTTTACGGCAATTGATAGATGCAGGGACGCTTTCTAACCTGCCCGCAGGCTTCAAAGCTCGTGGCCTACGGATAAGAGACGATGATGAGCCTTTGCAGCCGGGTGAATTTAGGGATGTAGACGCTCCTGGGGGTGCAATTCGGGATAGTCTGATGCCCCTGCCGTTTAAAGGCCCTGACGGCACATTATTTAACCTTCTAGGCTTTGTAGTTGACGCAGGCAGGCGATTCGCGACCATAACAGACCTCAAGGTAGGGGATGGCAACCAACAGGCTGCTGTAGGGACTACAATCGCAATGATGGAGCAGGGCTCTCGTGTGATGAGCGCGGTCCATAAACGCCTTCATTACGCGATGAAGCTTGAATTTAAGTTGCTTTCAAGGGTTATGGCAGAGAGTCTGCCGCCTGTTTACCCATACTCTATTGAAGGCGTAGATTCTGCAGTAAAGGCGCAGGATTTTGATGACCGAATAGACGTAATACCTGTTTCCAACCCCAATGTATTCTCTCAAGCACAACGGATTGCTCTTGCACAAACCAAAATGCAGCTTGCGTCCCAGGCCCCACAAATACACAACATGTATGAGGTCTATCGGGACATGTACGAAGCCTTGGGTGTACGGGATATTGATAAGTATTTGATGAATGAAGAGGCACAGCAGCCTACACCGAAGGACCCGGCCCAAGAAAACCAAGAAGCACTTGATGGAAAGAAGATGCAGGCATTTCCTGGGCAGAATCATGAGGCGCACATTATGGCGCACCTTGTTATGAGCGGTTCACCGCTTGTAGGGGCGAACCCAATGGTTGCCATGAACCTTCAGAAGCACGTTTTCCAACATGTCCAGATAGATGCGGTAGAAAGAGCCATGCGTGAGTCTGGCATGGAAGGACAGCAGCAAATACCTCCTGAAGTTAAGATGGAGATTGATGCTTTGGCTGCAGTGTATATGGCTGAGGGGATGAAAGCCGTACAGGACATGGGTCGCCAGCTATCTGGTAACGCTCAACCAGATCCTGTAGTAGCGTTGAAGCAACAGGAATTGCAGCTTGACGCATTGGCAGAGCAGAATGACAAGGAACGGGAAGAGCGGGAGCTCAACCTGAAACAAGCTCAAATGATGGATAAATCTCGTCAGTTTGATGAGCGTATTAGAAGTCAAGAAGAGCAGACAGCCGCTAGAATACAGGCTGCTTTAGAAAGAGAACGCATGAAAGATAGGAGCGTACAATGAGTGTAGTAAAGATAGTGACAAACACCCCAACAGAGTCACCAAAAGCTAAACCTTTTGCGGAGATTGAGGGGCAAGGTCGTGTGCCATATGGCGAAGCAAAAGAAGTATCTGTACCGACCGCTATGGGTATCTCAAAAGTTCGCGGCATGGGCGCAGCAATTAAGGGCGGCAGCTACCATAGCTGCAAGTAAGATAAGAGGCGAAAATTTTAGCGGAACTGGCGGCTGCAAATGCGGCTTTTACAATTATCAAGAAGGCTGTCCAGAACACTGGAGATATTGCCAAAGCAGGAAGAGCTATTTCAGATTTTGTCATAGCCAAAGAGGAGCTGCAGCGAAAAGGTAATAAGAAAAAGAAGTCGGGAGTTCGTTCGTCTGATCTTGAAGAGTTTATGGCCTTAGAAAGTATTCGTCAAAAAGAAGAACAACTAAAGCAAATAATGATATACACAGGAAGGCCGGGGCTTTGGCATGATTGGCAAAAGTTTCAAGCAAACGCTAGAAAAGAACGCAGAGTGCGAGAGGAGTTGGCTAGACGCAGAAGAGCAGAGCTCTCAGAAGTAATTGGTTTAGGGGCAGCGGGTCTATTGGTTGCTTCAATGGTAGCAGGGCTTGTTGCTTGGGTAGCATGGTTAAAAGGGATGTTTGATTAATGAGCGCAGAAGATGTAGCAAGAAAGCTGTTAGAGTTAAAGATACTGCCACGGTTCATGATGCTGTGTATGACAGGTGTTTACATACGCTGCATTGAATGGGCACTTTCACAGCCGGATTTAACAACTCAACAGGCTTCACTAATTTCAGTTGTCACGGGTGCCATGACAGGCAGTCTGGCGGTATGGCTGAACTCAGAGAAGTAAATGCCAGCAAGGTTAAATGAAAATACAGAGGTAGCATTACCCTTACGTAATATTGTGTCTATGGTTGCAGCAGCTAGTCTAGCAACGTGGGCTTACTTCGGCATTATTGAACGCTTAAATCAGATTGAAACCAATATCACAATGATGGAATCTGACGTACAACATAACACAGAGTTCAGAATTAAATGGCCTAGAGGGGAAATGGGGAGCCTTCCTGCAGATAGCGAACAGTTCATGTTAATTGAACACCTTGCTTTAGAATTTGAAAAGCTTCAATCTCAAATAGAAGACGGCAAAGCTCCCTATGATCAACAACAGAAATTGACGTTGGAGTTTTACGAAAAAAGAATAACAACAATAGAAGAAAATTTAGAAAAGATGCGAAACGGTGGTTGAGCTTACCTTTGTTTTATTATTGGTTATGGGCGGCGAAAAAGTTGAGTATACGCCGTATAAATCGCTTGGCGAATGTTTGGCAATAAGGCGTAAAATTAAACGTAATGTGGGGCATACCAATAATTTTGAGCAAAAGTGGTCCTGTAAAGAATTAAAAGTGATGGTTTTAAACGGAGAAATTTTAGATTTTATTGAGGAGTAACCCATGTTTCAAGCTCTTATTGGACCTATCGCATCGTTGGCAGGCTCATTTGTTGAGGGGCAAGTTTCCAAGCAAAAGGCGAAGGCAACTCTTGCACAGACTGAGGCAGAGGCAAAAGCTGAAATAATGAAAACGGCGGCTACCCACGATAGTAAGTGGGAGTTAATTATGGCTGAGTCTACAAAATCGTCCATCAAGGATGAAATAGTCACCGTCATTATACTCATTCCATTGATATTAGTTTTCATTCCAGGAATGGAAGATATAGTCAAGAACGGCTTTGACCGTTTGAACGAATTACCGGAGTGGTATACGTATCTAGTTTTTCTTACAATATCCGCAGCTTTAGGGATTAAAGGAGTAGACAAGTTTAGGAAAAAATAGTAAATATCTTATATGGATGAGATAACTCTCGCACAATTCATACTTAAGCTTATTAGAGACCGCAAAGAAAACATTGTAGATGTTTTGGTTAATAATGAAGTTAAAGATATGGAACACTACAGGCAGTTAATGGGGAACATTGACGGTCTGCAATATGTTGAACAGGAACTCAAGAGCCTGCTAGAGAAACAGGAGCTAATAGATGACTGATGCAGTCAAAACTACAAATGAAGACGCCTCGTCTTCTCCCTGGGTACATCCCTCAGAACGTGTACTCGACCCTTCAAAAATTGATAAATCGCTATTGGACAGAATGCCAGAGCCTACAGGCTGGCGTATATTGGTTCTCCCTTACAAGGGTAAAGGTAAAACTGAAGGGGGCATTTTGCTTCCAGATCAGATACTGGCAAATCAAGAAATATCCACTCAAGTGGGTTACGTCCTTAAAGTAGGTCCTCTTGCTTACGAAGATAAAGACAAATTTCCTTTGGGCACTTGGTGCAACAAAGGAGATTGGGTTATTTTTGCAAGATATGCGGGTTCTCGCTTTAAGATTGAAGGTGGTGAGGTTCGGATACTTAACGATGATGAAATCCTTGCTAAGATATCTGACCCTGAAGACATTTTACACGGTTGAGGAACATTATGGAAAACCAAGAAAATAAAAAATCAGAAGAAGCTTTGGCTGTCGAGCCAAGAGAAGAAGCTGTTGAGGTAGAAGTAGATGCTTCGCCTTCAGAAGAAGCTGTTGAGGTTGTAGAGCAGGCGGCTTCAGAGGAGCCACAAGAAAAACCTGCATCAGATTCTAAAAAACGCATTGATCGTTTGACAAAACTTCGCAGAGAAGCTGAGCGTCGCGAACAAGATGCACTCCAATATGCTCAAGGAGTGAAAAAAGAATTAGAAGAAACAAAGGCGAGATTGCAAAATCTGGACCAAGGGTTTGTTAGAGAATTTTCTAATAGAGTTGACGCAGAAATAGCGCAAGTTAAAAATGATTTGAGCCAGGCATTGTCTGTCGGGGACAGTGCCGCTGCAGTAGAAGCGCAAGAAAAGTTAGCAAAGCTTGCCGTTTCTGCCGACAAGGCTGAAAATGCTCAAGCGGTACAAAAACGCCGCCAAGAACAGCCTGTTCAAGAACAGCCCGTGCAACAACAACAAGCCGCACCTAGACCTGCGGATCCAAAAGCAGAGGAGTGGGCGAACAGAAACGAATGGTTTGGCGCAGACAATACCATGACTTATGCGGCTTTTGGCATTCATAGGCAATTAGTCGAGCAGGAAGGGTTTGACCCCAGCTCAGATGAGTACTATAATGAATTAGACAAACGAATTAAGACGGAGTTTCCGCATAAGTTTGACACAAATCAGTCACAGAGTAATCGACCCGTTCAGACGGTTGCTTCTGCATCTAGGACTGCTAATAAATCTGGACTCAAGAAGGTCAGTTTGACCCCATCTCAAGTTGCTATTGCAAAAAAATTAGGAGTTTCTCTTGAGGATTACGCAAGGCAAGTTGAATTACTAGGAAGGAGCTAGTGATGGCTGAAATTCAAGTTACAAAGAACGTAGGCGTTGATCGTAGCTCTCGTGCTAGTCAGACAAGGGAGAAAGAGACACGGCGCAAGCCTTGGGCTCCCCCGTCTATGCTAGACGCACCACCTGCGCCCGATGGATACAAACATCGTTGGGTCAGGGCCGAAGTTCGTGGATTTGACGATACGAAAAATATTTCTGCTCGTCTGCGCGAAGGATACGAACTGGTCCGCCAAGATGAGTACCCAGATTTTGAGGCACCCGTCGTTGAATCAGGTAAATATGCTGGTGTGTTTGGAGTTGGCGGATTAGTTCTCGCTCGTATTCCGTTAGAAACGGTAGCCGAAAGACAAGCCTACTTTGATGGTAGGACTAAAGATCAGATGGATGCCGTGGACCACGATATGATGAGAGAAAATTCTCACTCTACTATGAGGATCGGCAACGCCGATCGTCAGTCGCGTGTAACCTTTGGTGGTCCTAAAAACTAGGACCTGATTGGAGAAAAAAAATGGCAAACCAAGATACTGCTTTTGGTCTGCGTCCAATTGGCCTTACAGGTTCAGGTGCAAACACTACTGGTGTGACTCAATATGAGATCGCATCGAACAACACCAATGCAATTTTCCAGTATTCGCCAGTGATTCCATTGGCTGCTGGTGTAATTGACATTGTTGGTGCGGCAAACGGTGGTACAGTTCCTGCTCTTGGGGTCTTTATGGGCGTTGAGTACGTAGATAGTTCTACAAAAAAGACTGTCTTTAAGAACTTCTGGCCTGGGTCCAACAACGTCAGTGTAGACACAAACTTTCCTGTGAAAGCTTTTGTTGCTGACAACCCAAATCAGTTGTTTATGATTGCTGCGGACGGCAGTTCAACAGATCGTGCGACAGCGTTGTCAAACATCTTTGCAAACGTCTCTTTAGCAAACGGAGCCTCTGGTTCAACAAACAACGGGCGTTCTACTGCTGAAATGGACATTTCAACAGTTGCAACCACAGCCACCTTAATCATGCGTATAGTCGGCCTTTCAGGTGACGAGGCTAACCTTGATTTTGACGCTGCGGGTGTGAATTACATAGTTCGCTTTAACTTCCACCATAATGCTCCATGCTCTAGCTCTGATTCTCAGACTACAGCGGCAAGCACTGGCATATAAGGGGGACATAGATAATGGCTATATCTCGCGCACAACTAGCTAAAGAGCTAGAGCCAGGTTTGAACGCACTGTTCGGTCTGGAATATAACCGCTACGAAAATGAACACACAGAGATTTTTGAAGAAGAGACCTCTGATAGAGCATTCGAAGAAGAGGTAATGCTTGGTGGATTTTCTACAGCACCTGTCAAAGGTGAAGGCTCTGCCATCACATTTGATGATGCACAAGAGACATATACCGCACGGTATACACATGAGACTATCGCTCTTGCATTCTCTATTACTGAGGAAGCTATTGAAGATAATCTGTATGATCGTCTGGCGTCTCGTTACACCAAAGCTTTGGCTCGCTCTATGGCGCAAACCAAGCAAATCAAAGCAGCTTCTATTTTGAACAATGCGTTCAGCACAGGAAGCCCTGTTGGTGACGGTGCAGCACTGTGTTCCGCAGCGCATCCCTCTTTGTCGGGCAATCAGCGTAACTTGTTGTCAACTGCAGCAGATCTCAATGAGACCTCTCTTGAGCAAATGTTGATTGATATTGCAGGGTTCACTGATGAGCGTGGTTTGAAAGTTGCTGTACGCGGCACAAAACTGATAATTCCAAAAGAACTTCAGTTTATTGCAGAGCGAGTTATCAACTCAAATCTACGTTCTGGCACAGCAGACAATGATGCAAATGCAATGAAGAACATGGGAATGTTACCTGAAGGGGCAGTGGTTAATCACTTCCTAACAGATACAGACGCCTTCTTCATCAAAACAGATGCACCAAACGGCTTTAAAATGTTTAATCGTTCACCTATCAAAACTGCTCTTGAGGGCGATTTTGACACAGGAAACACACGTTTTAAAGCTCGTGAGCGGTACAGCTTTGGTGTCTCTGATTGGCGTTGTGTTTTTGCAACACCTGGAGCGTAAAACAGTTTTTTTAAAAACAGAAAGAGCGGCTTCACAGTCGCTCTTTTTTATTATATATTGATTTTGGGCTTAACTTCAGCTTTGTAGACAGGATCATGCCCACCTGACATTGCACGGACTGCAAAGCGAAACCTTGTGCAAAGGGTGTCAATATGTCTACTACTTTTTCAGGTCCAGTGATTTCTACTGGCGGTTTTATTTCAGGATCAAATTCTCTCGTATCTATAACTGCGGATGCCACGTTAACCGCAGCTTCACATGCGGGACGTACAATGGTGTTAAGCGTAGCGAGTGGGGCGACACTTACTCTTCCTGCTGCCAGCGGTACGGGTAATATCTACAAGTTCTTTGTGGCTACTACCATTACATCAAACAACTACATAGTTCAGGTTGCAAACGCCAATGACACTATGGCTGGTGTAGCGATTGTGGCTAATGATGGCGGGGATACAGCGTCTATTTTTGAAACTGCCGCAGATAGTGACACCATTACTTTGAATGGCACGACCACAGGAGGTATTCTTGGGGGCGTTGTTGAAATACAAGATGTAGCGACAAATGTATTTTCTGTTGTGTCTCGTGGCGCAGCAACGGGCTCTGAAGCTACTCCATTCTCTGCCGCTGTTTCATAAGGGGTTTATCATGGGTAAGCTCAACGGTGGCAAAAAGTCTGTAAAGAGGGTTATAAAAGCCGTCAAAAAGGCTACAAAAAAGAACGGAGAGTAAGCTATGGCAGGCTCTGATGTTAAAACGAAACGGATTACTGGAACCGGGTCACTAGGTGTTGGCCCTGCTCGTATTCGACAGATACAGTTAAAAACTGCATCTGGAACTCCAAGACTCACTCTTACAGATGGTTCAGGCGGTGCTACAGTCTTAGATTTAGACTTTAATGCTTCTGACACACACTCTGTAAATATCCCTGCTGAAGGTATTCGTGTAAGTGACATTTTTGTCGGCACTCTAACCAATATCACAGCAGTGACCTTCTTTTTTAATTAGGTGAGTTATGGCTTCGCGTAATGATAAAATGCCGAAGCGAAACAAAAAGAATTTCCGCCCCACAAAAGCTGGGGCGGGGATGACAAAGGCAGGTGTTGCCGCGTACAGAAGAGCTAACCCTGGATCCAAATTAAAAACTGCTGTCACAGGAAAAGTAAAAAAGGGTTCAAAAGACGCAAAACGTCGCAAATCCTTCTGTGCTCGCAGTGCAGGACAAATGAAAAAATTTCCCAAAGCTGCAAAAAATCCAAACAGTCGTTTACGTCAGGCTCGTCGGAGATGGAAATGTTGAACATAAGCACATTGATAAGTGGAGCAAGTTTGGCTTTTATAGGTTGGATTGCTTTTTCTGTTGTTGAATTGAAGACAGAAACCGCAGTTATTTCAGTAAAAGTTGATCAAAATCATAAGCTTTTAGCTGAATTATGGGATTTTTATCTGCAGGAGAGGGTAAATGACGATATCGCGTGGACAAATCGCAAATCAAATATCCAAGCCCCCGATGAAAGGTCGTAAAAAAATGAAAGGCAATCCTACGCCAAAAGGTTTAAGTTACTTCCGAAAAGGAGGTGCGGCTTCAAAAAAATCAAAAGGAAGTAAGATCTGCCCGGAAGGTAAAGCTTGGGCAAAACGTACCTTTGATACATATCCTAGTGCATATGCAAATCTTGCCGCCTCAAAATATTGTAAAGACCCCAATTATGCTAAAAAATCTAAGGGTGGAAAGAGAAAAGGTAAATGACGCTTACAAAGTCAAATAAGAAAAAAGTTCGTAAAGTAGTTAAAGGTTTGAATAAAGCTTCAAAATTACATGCAAAGCAAGCAAAAACTTTAAAACGAGTGTTAGGTAAGAAAAAAAGAGCCTAAAATGGGTGAGTTAAAGAAATGGGTAAATCAAAATTGGGTTCGGATTGGAACTGATGGAAGCATTAAGGGCAAATGCGGTACATCTAAAGACAAGAAAAACCCAGACCGCTGCTTACCAGCTTCAAAAGCTAGAAGCCTCTCAAAAACTGAAAGAGCATCTACAGCACGAAAGAAGAAGAGAGCGGGAGCAAAGGGCCAGACAGTGGTATCTAATACAAAACAAGCAAAAGTCACAAAACTTGCAAATGGAGGCCCCGTTAAACGGCCTTTCCGGGGTAAAAAAGTGGCTGGCACGGCTGTTGCTAGGGGATGCGGCGCAGTCATGAATGGCAGAAGAAAAAGAACACGCGGGTCTGTAGTGCAATTTTGAGGATCTAATGGATTTTGCGACTGAAGAAGCTATAAAATCTGAAATGAGAGATTGGTCTGCTCATGCGCTCGAAGTGCCAAACGAATATTATAACAATTTACCTGCTTGTCCTTATGCAAAAACAGCCTGGGCAAAAAACAGAGTAGGTTTTTCTTTTAAGTACGATAGTCATTGGCAACCCTTATATACTCTGATTTCTACTTGGGACGATAGTAGAGACGTAGTCATATTAATAGATTTTGACCCACTTCCTGTTGACGTAATGGACAAGTATTTAGACGGCTTAAATCACGCTATATCTGAAGGCGTGTTTATTAATAAAGACATGTTTCTAATGGGATTTCATCCGGAAGATGATGGCAATGAACTTTTGGACAATGAGTTTGAATCGACTGTTGATACACCGTATGGTATGGTGTTTCTACAGAGACTTTCTAAGTTGCAGGAAGCCTCTGATGCCCTTAGAGTAAAGGGGTATTATAAAATTGCTCAACAATATTATAATGCAGATTTTTTATACCAGCAACGTCAAAATTTTTATAGGAGACTAAAGAATGGTGAAAAAAGCAAAGAAAATGATGAAGGGCGGAGCCGCTAAAAAAATGATGCGCGGCGGAGCCGCAAAAGCAAAGAAAAAACCTGCTTTCATGAGAGGTGGCGGCGCGGCTAAAAAAAGAATGCGGATGGGCGGTAGAGTTAAGAAGTAATGACAACGTCCGGTTCAAAAAACTTTGAGCTTCAAGTCGATGATTATATCGAAGAGGCTTTTGAGCGATGCGGGCTCGAATTTAAGACGGGATACGATGCTCGCACCGCAAAACGATCGCTCAATCTGCTTCTAGCAGATTGGGCAAATCGTGGTTTGAACCAATGGACCATAAAACAACGGTCTTTGACGCTCACTCAAGGCACTGCGTCCTACGATTTAGATGCGGATGTCATAGATGTTTTATCTTCAGTTTGTCGTAGAAGCGGGTCAGATACGGTATTAAATAGGATTAGCAGGCAAGATTATCTTGTATTGCCCGATAAGACTCAACAGGGCAGGCCAAGTCAATTTTTCTTAGACAGACAAGTGACGCCTAAGATTTTTTTATACAATGCTCCTGAAAATGCCACTGACACTATTATTTATGACGCTCTTGTTCGTATGGACGACGCAAGTCAATTAGACAATACGCTTGACTTACCGTTTAGATTTTATCCTTGTTTGGCGGCGGGTCTTGCTTATTACGTTTCGATTAAACGTGCACCCGATAGAATACAGCTTTTAAAAGCAATTTACGATGAAGAATTTGAAAGGGCTAGGGCAGAAGATCGCGACCGATCATCTTTCAATATTTCACCTAACTATCAATATTTAAGGGTGAACTAATGCCTTCTTTTGCAAGTGGAAAAAAAGCTTATTTTATTTCAGATAGGTCTGGATTTAGATACCCGTATTCATCAATGATGATTGAATGGACGGGGGCAGCCGTAGGACCTGACGAATTTGAACAAAAACATCCACAACTAAATCCAAGAAGACACCCGTCCGACCCTCAAGGGTTAAGATTGGCAAAGGTTGACCGCACAGAACCTTCTGTAATTCAGTTACTTAGACCCAATTGTTTTCAGAGTAGTTCATCTGGGTCTCCCGTAATTACTGTGACAGAGCCCTCTCATGGGAGAAGCACCTCCGATTCAGTGAGATTTAGAAAAGTAAATGGGTTTGATGGTTTTACAAAGGCAACGCTTGAAGTGTCTACGGGGTACACAATAACTGTTGTTGATGAGAACACCTACACAATTATAATCACTGGGGAAACGGCTACAGTTGGGGGTATACGAGGCGGAGGAGAAGTTGCAACCGTAGATACAGGTACGAGTACTCCTCCTTCTTCTGCATCTACCTTTGATACCACAAATGTAAAACTTGACTCAACAACAAAGACTTTTGACGAGGGTTAAATGGCAAAACAAACAGTAGGAATTGGCTCTGCTGCAAATGACGGTACAGGTGACACCCTTCGTGCCGGAGCGGATAAGATAAACGACAACTTCAACGAAATCTACAATGCGCTGGGCAACGGGACAACGCTGACAGACATTATCAATACTGCGGGTTTATTGGACGTAAGTGCTGGGGCAAATAAAATTGTTTTCTACTATAACGCCCTGACTGATTTGCCAAGTGCTTCAACATATCATGGAGCAATAGCTCACGTTCACGCAACTGGTGGATTGTATTTTGCTCATGGTGGAGTTTGGATTAGATTAAATGATGAAACCACTGGTCCTGTGACTAAATACACAACAACATCAGCAAATGGTTCTGCTTATCAATTCTCTGGTCCAGGGGCAACCGCTGGCAATAACCCTAATTTTACATTTTACAAGGGCCACACTTATCTAATCGATAACACCTCTCATGTTGGTAGTCATCCTTTGCAGATACGAACTGCGGCTGGAGGCTCCGCTTTTACGACAGGGGTTACAGATAACTACAACAGCACTACTGGACTAACTCAATTCATTGTCCCACATGAGCCAAGTGACACTTCTTTAGTATATCAGTGTACAGTGCATGGCGGCATGGTTGGAAACATAGCAATAGTATAGTGAGCGGGTAACATGTCATTTACATACGCACAACTAAAACAGGCAATACAAGATTTCACAGACAATAGTGAAACATCTTTTGTCACCAATTTGCCTATTTTTATAAGAGGTGTTGAGGACCGAATTTTTTCATTAGTGGATTTGGAGTTGTTTCGTAAAAACGCTACATCTGCTTTATCTTCAAACGACCCTTTTTTAAGTTGCCCATTAGATTATTTAGCACCATTTTCCTTACAGATTACTACCGCAACAAAACAAGATTTTCTTCTTTTTAAAGACGTAAACTTTGTTCAACAATATCATTTAGACGTTGGGGCAAACGGACTTCCCAAATATTACGGAATTTTTGATATAGATAATTTTATTGTCGGCCCCACCCCAGATGACAATTACACCGTCGAATTACATTACTATTATCGACCAGCAAGTATAACTGCAGGAACAGATTCTGCGACATCTTGGTTAGGAGAAAATGCTCCTAACGCCTTGCTTTACGGTTCACTCGTGGAAGCGTATACTTACATGAAGGGTGAACAGGATATGATGCAACTTTATGAACAAAGATTTGGGCAAGAGTTAATGCGGCTTAAAGATTTAGCAGAAGCTAGAGAAAACTCAGACGCATATCGTAGAGGTTTACCAGATCAGCCAAGGACTTAGGAGTAACAAATGGCAACGAGTAACGCAGCAACCACGTATCTTGAGCATCGACTGCTCAATTTTA